TTATCCACTGACTCACGAATATATAACACCTGTTGTTGTAGTAGCTTAATATTTAAGTTGTTCTCTGATAGTGTCCCAGCAAATATCCTGTGGTCTTCAATATGACCTGTGAGTGTTAACTTTACATCCAAGATATCGTCTGCGTTTGCTTGTACTCCTGTCTTCAACATAAAGAAAAAGAAAAGTATGCCCACTACACCAGAACCTATACCCATAGCTAGCTTGGTATTACTTAAAACTTTAGTAAGGGTGTCGTTCATTTTGTTGCCTCCATTGCATATATAGCATCCAGACCCTGTGGAGTCAGCATCTCAAACATGAAGTAGTGCTGCCCTGTGTCTCTGTGTTCAAAAACTTCGTCACAGAGCGCAAACCCCAATGAGTCAATAAACCATTGGTGATTTTCTGCTTCTACTGCTACGTAGTTAAATAATCTTTCGTATTCATTACCAAAGATGTCCACAAGTTTCTTAATTTCCTTGTAGAATGCAATAGGTTGTTCATAAATCCTAGTGCTCGACATCAACCAAACAATACCTGTCTTAATCTCACAGTCTGCTAAGTCTACAATACCACACAAAGCTACTGGCTCTAGGTCGTCATCCAAGACAACAAAGCAATGAGTGGACTTGTCCATGCTCATAGTAGTTGAGAAGGCTGGGTTAGTAAGGAGAACCTCTAGCTCTTTACTCTCTTGCTTTCTTAAGGTCTCAGCCACACGTAGGGCTTGGTCCTTAGTTGGGTTTTTCTTTAGATGTAGTGCCATTAGTTTCTTTGCCTCAGTCGTGATGTGTATTGTAGTTCGAAACTAGCACCATTAATGGTAGCTGTTTGATGAGTAGATGACTTTAGTTTGATAACTGAGACATCGTTACGAGCAGCGACAATACTTCTCAGTGTTCCTGTTTCAGATGCTTGGTCTCCCAAAACTACGCTACCTACAACATTTCCTGAAAAGGTTTTAGTTGTGGTATCCCTATTTACATCTGGGTAAGATACTTCCAGTGTCATATACTGAGAGTTAGTTAAATAGACTTCTACCCATTTGACAGTAGTTCTTCCATCTACTACTGCTTTCTCTTTACCAAAGGCATCAGCACCTTTCAAGTACTGCGTAGAGAACTCGTACTCAGCGTCGAACTTAACTCCAATGTAGAAGTTCTTAGTTGACCAATCTCCATCTACGTACAAGGAACCACCAGCAGCATGAGAAGCTCTCTTAGTGGCAACCACTCCATCAGTATCAAAGATAATAATGTCGTCATATGTGAAGTAGTCTCCCCAGTCAGCAGTGAAGTCGCCCAGACTAAACTGAACAACAAACTCAGTTTCATCTGTCTCACTATCATAGGTAGGTGTAGGGATGGTTGTATCAGGGAACAATTGGTCTACTGAGAATGTAATGGTCTCAGTGTTATCCATCTTAAATGTATTGATGAGATACATATCATCTGCTGCTGCTACAATATCTTCATGTTTAGTGATGATATAGCATAGGTCAGAAATAAAATGGAATCCCATGATGTCATCTGCTGGGAAAGTATACTGGAACCAAGAGCTTAAGATGCGCTCTCGTCCTCTATTGAAGAACTTGTAGCAGTAAATGGAGTTAACACTTGAATCTGTTTGGATAAGAAGTGAGCCTGCTAGGCTAGATGCTGCCATGCGAATAGCCTTTCCATCAATATAACTGGGAACTTGTTCTGTAATATCCTGCGCTTCGAAGCTTAGTTCTGTAGTGCCTGTAGGAAACATCTCAAAGATAGCTGTAGAACCTGCTCTTTCTTGGGCAAAGATAATATTAGCGTCGATTGCTACAGGTCGTACACTAGTTGATGCCTCATAAGAAGCAATCTGAGCTAGAGAAGCAGTCTGTGGAGTAAGTCCTTGGTTGCCATAGTTAATAATAAACTGAGTCCTGTCACTGAATATTACCATCTGGTTAGTGAAAGGGACAGCAAAGTTAAGCTGTGTCTCTTGGTTTACACTAGAACTAATATCAATTCTATCACTGGCCAATACCTGGGTAACAGTAGTTCTCCAGAAGTTATAAGGGTCATCAAGTTCACTCATGACCACTGATTCACCACAAAGTAATCCTAGCCTTGACTTAAAGAAAAATAAATCATTAATTGGAGTTCCAATAAAACTAGGGTCAGGGTCTGTTACATCATCACCAACAACTTTATCATCCCAAGGAGCAGTCTTAAACTGGTAAGTGGTTGAATTAACTTTAACCAAGATGTGTGGCATAGTTGTACCATCAATATCATAGTTATCATCTTTGGCAAGAGTTTCAACCCATCTACCTGCTCCTCTTTGGTTGGCAGTTGCTGCATCATCAAAGAGTTGAAACTGGACATAGTAGTCATCAATCTTAGACTCAGGGTTTCCTTGAATCTTAAGGATATAATTATTTGCCCCTTCTAGTGGTAGACCTTCGAAGTTATCTGCTACGTCAGTATAGCCAGAAGTCATAGTGTTACCATAAGAGTCACTAATATCTATCTTGTTAGTAGCATCGTCCCACTCTGATTGAACAGTGTAAGGAGAGTACCACGTAATCACAGAACCAATCCTGTGAAAAGTCATAGCAGGACCTGTGGTAGATTGGTTGAACGTAGGAGGATTAGCACCATCATCTGTGTAAGTAATGGTAATGCCTGTATCCTCATCAGCGTAACTAGGGTAGTTAGTTGTATCGAAGTCGTAGTTAGTCCTAGAGGCTGCTGTATCTTTCAGAGCAGCATGGACAGCAGCAGTGATATTATCTGTCTTAGAGTCTACAACGTTACCAGCACCTAAACCATCTGATGTTTTAATCCTAATCGACCTAGTTACACCATCTGAGTCAGTAGCTTCTATGGAATACTCAGCGTTATAAGCACCTTCTTTAATGAAAAGCGTACCATAACGAGACAAAGACTTAGCATACACTCCTGTACCATGGGATGTAGAAGAGGTCATAGCAGGAACAGTTTCCTTGTTCACAATAAATGTGTGGTCAGCAATAGATACAGCAGCGTATGGGTGTGTATCATAAGTGCCTGAGTATTGAAGATACGTCTGAGCAGTGTCAGAATCAAAAGGAGTTCCTGCTGCATTCTGGATAACAAGGCGAGTACCTGTCTCAGCATCAGACAAACTAACCTTGCCATTAGCTACAGCTAGGATTAATTTGGTATCCCCACTTCGAACAACAGTATGGGTAAATACTTCTGCCCCACCTTCTTCAAAAGGCCCTGTGGCAGTGGTTGGAATAGGTGCAACAAGCGTAGTCCCTGGCCTTTTAACGAGACCCTGAACTGGGTCACTGAGGAAGTTATTCTGAGTAGTACATTGAGTATCGTGCCTAAGACTATCAGCCTGCTGGGACACTCCCCCAGATAAGTTTTTAAGTTGCTTGTTGGTAATTGCCATGTTTTAGATTCTCCTATCTTGGATATACGAGACAGAAGAGTTGTCATTAAGCATGTTGAGCCTATCTACTCCATGCTCGTAAGAAGCTAGTTTAGCCTTAGCTTCGATTTCATCTATCTGAGTGAAAGCTCTAATATCCTTGGAGCCTACCATTCTATCAGCATAGATACGTGCTGCTCTGATGTTACAGTAACGTTTAGCAGCTTCTGGGATATCCTCGTACTCAAGCAAGTAGACAACATCCACTACAATCTCGTTGTCGAAGGTATCAGTTTTGGCTCTCATCGAGTACAGGAGACCAGACCTAATAACATAATCTTCCTCAGAACCTCTGATTTGGATGTAGTTTGTAGGTACGTTGATATTGTCACTAACATCTGGTGTTAGCGTGATATCAGTTTCAGTGTTGAATACGTAGCTGTCCTGGCACATCTCTCGAATGGTCTCGTCAAGAATAGTCTCAGCGAGTGATACTTCGTAAGGAACTGTACCTGTAAGTGTGTTAGTTTCAGATTCACCAACGACAGTTAGGATTACGTTGACAGCTTCTAATTTAGTGCTTCGTGTGTTACTCGCCATTAGTTAATCCTCCAATAGAGACTTTGTAGATTGATGCCATAATTGTTTATTTTTTTTTCTAGGGGTAAAATGGAGAGCAGGCATGACACCCACTCTCCAAAGAACAAAAAACAACAGCCAAGTAGTATTACTACGAGGCGCTATTTAGTTGCCATACGCTTCCTGGACGCAGAGCGTCAACTCCAATAGCACGTTTTGCAGTCAGCAAGTGACCTTGACGTTCTGGAATCCAGTCCATCTCAGACGTAATACCCTTCAATTGAAGCGTACCAATTGCATCCTTGTGGTAGCAGAGACCCAAGCACAGTTGCAAGTCAGAAGACAAGTCAGTGCGTTGAGTGGTTCCACCAAAGTACAGAGGTCCACCAGATGCCTTTTGTTCAGAAGCAGAAGTGTCATCAAACTCGCCCATTACAGCAGAGTTAAGAACCTCAAAGCCCATGTACCAAAGCTTACCCATTCCACCAACACCATTTCTGTCAGCTCCACGACCAAAGTCGCTAGAGACAACTTCATCCAAAGCCATCAGCTTGTAGAATTCATTAGGTGGTAGGACACAGTAGCGTCCCTTAGATGGGATGTGAGCCTCATCCATTGCCTGAGCAGTTTCTTGGATACCAGTAGCAAGGTTAGCACCAGTAACAGAAGCGAAAGCACCAGTTACCTCAGTTGCCAAAGACGAATCATTAGCAGCCTTACCAAGAGCAGCGATACACCAACGCTCATGTGCAGTAGCCAGAGAAGCTCCAGCCTGGATAGCCATTTCACTACGAACATCATAGTGAGCCATAGCATCATGGAGGTCATCTACAAATTGAGGAGCAATCAACAGTTTATCAATGTTGATGATTTCATCAGTTGCAGTCAAGTCCATTGCAAAGTCAGGGCTAGAACCAAAAAGGTCATCACCAGCAGTGTGCAATTTGGCCTCTTCACGACCATAGACAGGAAAAGTAGCAGATTTGCCACTAGAAATAGTACGAGTACGTACAGTGCTGGAAACCAGAGTTTCAGCGTTATATGCCTTGATTACTTCCCCTCCATAAACAGTTAGGAAGTCAGCGACAGTGAGAATAGGAGAGAGCGCCATTAGAAGCT